CTGGATTCAGTGCATTTGGCTCTGAAAATATAATATATGTGTATTATTTAACATCTTTATTTATGCTCTCTACTTCTCTATCCACCCAATCCAACCAAACCAGGTAAAAACACAGGTAGCAGGAATTCACATTCACAATACAATCCTTTCTAACCTGAAAAATTTGCCTGGTTGCCTGGTTTGCATGGATCGGGATAAAAAACAATTTATAACAACTTTAGCTCCTTATATATTATCGCACCCCTTAGTATATAATGAACTCCATGCGCGAATACATCGACGTAGTCCCCTCCAACGGCAGCGGCACCGCTTCCTACAAGGACGGCAACCCCATCGTGAACTTCATCATCGGCGCCCAGGACCGCTTCTTGTTGGGCAGCACGGTCCGGCTCAATGGCAAGTTCACCGCCTACAACTCCGCCAACCAGACCGGCGCCACCTTGAAAGGCGCGACGCCCAACATTGCAATGGAGCCCCGACTGGGCGTGTTCAGTGTGATTGACAGTCTAGCCATCAGTTCCGCGATGACCAACCAGACCATCGAGCACATCAAGCACTACCCACGCATGCTCGCTTCCTACATCCCCGTCACGAGCAGCGTGCAGGACCTGACCGGCCACATGGGCATCAACGCCCTCACCGCCGCCGACGTCGACGCAGGCAATCAGACGCTGATCTTCAACGGCACCTCCGAGTTCTCGATTCCACTGCCCTGTGGCTTCTTCCTCGGCCAGAACCCGATTCCACTGTCGCAGTCGTTTGGCGTCAAAGGTGTTAATATTCAGATCAACCTCAGCCCCGACAGCAACATCTTCTTCGCCACCGACAACGGCACCGACGGCTCGGGCGCGTACTACAAACTCACTGAATTACGCCTCAGCGCCGAGCTGCTCACGCCGGCTCCCGACCAGCTCAGCCAGCTCATGAAGCGCAGCAAGAACGCCTTTGAGTACAACTCCATCAGCTCCTACTACGCCACGATCAACCAGAGCTACGCGACTGTCAACTTCAATCTCGGGCTCAAGAACGTGCTCGCCATCTGGACCAACCTGATCCCATCCGACCACATCAACAGCAGCACGTACAATGGCCTCGCCACGCACGAGATCCGCGACGGCACCGGCGTCACGCCCATCAAGGAGCTGTACTTCACCCGAGGCTCGAAGCGCTTCCCAAATGAGTACATCATCGACACGATGCAGAAGGACGACACGAGCATTGTGGGCCACGACCCGCAGGTCACGCGCAGCTTCCTCAACTCGGTCGTGCCGTACAGCAGGCTCGCACGCACCACCGTCAGCCCGTACAACACGCCTGGCAACACCACCGCCGACGATAAGCTGCCAGACGGCGGCAACATCTTCGGCATCGGGGTGGCTCTAGACACGATATCCAACGTCGGCGTGGACTACACACAGGAGCAGTTCGGCATGGTGATCAACTCCACGCTGCAGACCGACACACCACACAGCTGCTTCGTGTACGTGCGCGCGAAGCAGACCCTCCTGATGAACCAGCAAGGCATCGAAGTTGTCTCCTAACTTTTTCTCTCAGCAGTATACATATATAAACACAATGTCTAGCAATGTACCTGACTTGACCAAGATCGGAGCGATGCCCAGTCCGCAGAACATGAACATAAGCACCTCGATCATCGAGCCCATCCACCACGACGAGAGCTTCTGCCGCTTCGTGCTCATGAACCGCGGCATACTGCACTCGGGATCCAAACTCCAGCTCGCCCTGAATGCGTCCACCAAAGAGGCGTTCTTGCCGCTCAACGTCGGAAGCCACGCCCTGATCCAGCGATGCGTGCTCAAGGCCGGCACCAAGACCATCAGCGAGACCGACGACTGGAACCACCTGCAAGCCTATCGCTCGATGTTTGTCTCCAACGAGGCCAAGGCGGAGCGTGAGGGTGTGCTCACCGGTCGTGTCGGCAGCTACGGCTACATCGCCAACGCCGCCGGCAACTCCAACAAGCTGCGTATCGAGAACCACCGCGAGTTCAACTCGGCCAACGAGCAGACCATGCATCCATACCAGAGCCTGAACAAGGCGCCGACGTGGCAAATAGCTCTCTCTGACCTCTTTCCTTGGTTGAAAACTGTACAGCTCCCGCTGTATTGTATGAAGGACCAGCTTTCAATAGAGCTCTACTTCGCCCCAGCGGCCAACCGCTACTGGTATCAGAAAGGCGAGGCGGCGGGCACGTTCACCTTCAACCAGGCGCAGACCAAGATGATCGTGGACTACATCTACTACGACCAGGACAGCATGGACACGTACCAGCGCCAGATCGAGACCAAGGGACTGACCATCCCGTACGTCGACCACGTGCTCGTCAAGAACACCATCGCGCTGACCGCAAACGCCATGACCAACTACACGCGCAACCTCGGCTGCGCCAACCGCATGGTGAGCAAGGTGATCATCGCCAACACCAACGAGAACCAGGGCACCGCCTCCTACTCCAACGTGTACAACTCGCAGTGGCACAACCCCACCGACCAGGGCGACATGCAGATCAACCTCAAGTACAACGACCGCAACGTCTGGCCCCGCGACCTCGACAACCAGGCACACTTGTACAGCCTGCTCACCGCCGCCGAGGGCGTGCCTCCGTTCATCGTGAAGGAGGAGTGGGACGGCTCGCGTGTCACCACCGTCACCACCAAGAAGTTCGAGAAGTACAACCAGCAGACCGAGGGCTTGGTCAATGCACCGAAGCACTACATCACCCTCCAGCTCAACCGTGGTGACCGCATCAACTCGCGAGGCCTCGACCTGAACATGACGCTGAAGAAGTTCCCAACCCAGGCTCCCAACGGCACCAACCTCACCACACTCACGCAGCGTGTCTGGTGTGTGTGTGGCAAGATCATCGCCCTGAAAGACGGTCGTATCTCGTGCACCTTCAGCTAATTCATCATCAATCTTAGTTTCAATACATTCAAAATTTAAATTTTCATATCATTTAGTATAATGAGCACCAACACTATACTAATTGACTGCAACCGCAACGAAACCACGTCGCAGAGCACGAGCCTCTGGACCAACGAGGTCGGCTCTGGACTGGACCTCAACCCGGGCGACAAAGTGAGCGTGATGTCCGCCTCTATAAATGAGATCGGCTCCGGTGCCGACACGATCGAGTTCTCGGGCGACTACCTCGGTACCAACGCAGACGGCGACAAGGTCTACGACAACCAGGCGACGATCAGCATCAGCTACTACAAGGTGGCCGACGGCGACAACGTGCTGATCCTGCCTCGCATAAAGTGCTGGAGCAATGTCGATGCGTCCTCCGACGACGGGCTGCCCCTCAGCTCAGACAAGCCCAGCTCCTACGACGCCGGCTTTGCGAGTCTGTACCGCCGGCGACAGGACGGCAGGCGCTACACGATCTACAAAGGCGACATATTGAACGCGGACGTGGCGGTGAACACCTACACCAAGTACACGCAGAAGATCAATCTCAAGGTCGACACCGGCTACAACACCCCATCTGACATCTCGTCACGGCTCACCGAGACGTTGCATGCGTCGTCGGAACCTACCCAGCAGACCGCTGGCTTTGCGTACAGTCTCGCGTGCCCGTCGACGGTGTTCAACCTCTTCCACTGCGCCAATGCCTCGAACTTCAACGAGTCGGCCTTCGACGGCAAAACCGATGCGTACAAGAAAGCGTTCTCCTACATCGGCGTAATGCGGCCGGAGCTGTTCGAAGCCGGGAACGCACTGGACAATAGCATGATGCAGGTCAAGAAATACACGGCATCCACCGGACTGCTGGTCATCAGCTACAAGTACGAGAAGGCCAACGTCGACTTGTGGAAGGCTCTGTTCGACGCCCAGCGCGACGACCCCGACCAAGCGGAAATGTTACCGAACAGCGACACCACCCGCTTCATTCACATCAACTACAAGGAGGCGACGCAGAGCGGTAACCCTATGCTGGGTAACGACTACGACCTGCAGTACATGAGCGTGCGGCAGACCATCGAGCACGACATCACCTTCACGGACACCT